GATATACATGCGTCAGCAGCGTGCCAGACTATTGGCCAACCCTGACTGTCGTGATCCTGATCATCCAGGCTGTAGGAAGTGTGAGGCCGCTGATGACGGGCTGGCGCAAGAAACAAATTAAGGATTTATATGAGTCGCACCAAAGAGACATCTGGCAAAGAGGTTCCGATCACCGGGCTGAACCTGGACTTCAGCAAGTCGCCTGTGATCTACGACTTCATTCAGAGCAAGGCGTTTGTGCAGGGCGTGATGGGCCCGGTGGGGTCGGGCAAGTCTTATGGCTGCGCGGCCAAGATCATGATCAAAGCTGTCCAACAAAAGCCGAGCCCAGTTGACGGCATCAAGTATTCGCGCTGGGCGATTGTCAGGAACAGCTACCCCATGCTCAAGACCACCACCATTAAGACCTGGCTGGATCTATTTCCTGAGAACACCTTTGGGCCCATGCTTTGGACACCGCCTATCACCCACCACATCAGGCTGCCAGCCCGTGGGGATGCTGCGGGGATTGACTGCGAGGTCATCTTCCTGGCCCTTGATCAACCCAAAGATGTCAGGAAGCTCTTGTCGCTGGAGCTCACTGGTGCCTGGGTCAATGAAGCGCGTGAGCTGCCCAAGGCGGTGATCGATGGACTGACCCACCGGGTTGGCCGGTATCCGACAAAGCGCGATGGGGGTGCCACCTGGCACGGGATCTGGATGGACACCAACCCCATGGATGATGACCACTGGTGGCACCGGATGGCCGAAAAGGAAAAGATGACCGGGCCATATGCTTGGAAGTTCTTCAAGCAGCCTGGTGGCGTGGTGCCGGTGGCCGTTGAAGACCTGCCCGAGATGCCCGAGGCTCAAGACCATATATATAGCGCTGGCAAGTGGTGGAAGCCAAACCCCCGCGCTGAGAACGTCAACAACCTGCCCGGCGGGTACTACCAGCAAATGCTGCTTGGCAAGAATTTAGATTGGATTCGCTGCTACGCCGGTGCGGAGTACACATATGTGCAAGAAGGCAGACCTGTTTGGCCAGAGTACGAGGACAGCATGATGTCTGGGGATGTGGAAGTGAGCAAAGATGTGCCCATCCAGGTGGGTCTGGACTTTGGATTGACCCCTGCAGCCACCATTGGCCAGCGTTTGCCCAATGGCAGGTGGCAGATCTTGCATGAGATCGTGACCTTTGACATGGGGCTGGAGCGTTTTGGCCAGCAATTGCTTGGCGAGCTCAACTCCAGGTACCCAAATCACCAGGTAATGATCTGGGGTGACCCGGCAGGCATGGCCAGGGATGCGATATACGAAGTCACTGCCTTTGATTTTCTGCGTACCTTGGGGCTCAAGGCCCAGCCCACGGCCAGCAATGACTTCAAGGTGCGCCGGGAGGCCTCCGCAGCGCCCATGCAGCGCCTGATCAACGGCAAGCCAGGGCTGATTGTGAGCCGCGAGTGCAAGCTGCTGCGCAAAGCACTGGGCGGTGGCTACCACTTCAAGCGCGTGGCCGTGGGAGCTGGCCAGGAGCGCTTCAGAGATGCGCCAAACAAGAACGAGCACTCACACATTGGCGACTCATTCGGATATTTGATGCTGGGCGGTGGCGAATACAACCGAATGACCCGCACAAACAGCTACGGTGCCAGGCCGCTTGGCCAACTCAATGCAAATACCGATTTTGATGTTTTTGCATGAGGCATATCACCACGATATACAGCCTATTGCATCATGTACAAACACCAATAGAATCTATTGGAACTGAAACTGTGGGGTGACTATGAAACGCAACAAACGCATGATGATTGAGAAGTCAATGAGCGGAGATCTTGAGGGGGCCATGGACAAAGCTGCCAAAAAAGGTCGCGGCACTGATGACACCGTTGGCCATTTGACCAAGGGCGAGGTCATCATCCCCGCCCAGATCATGTCTGACCCCAAAAACAAGCAGATGATTGCTGACTTGTTCAAGAACAGTGGCGGCAACCTGGATGAGTTCACGGTTGGCCATGAAAGAAACAAGATTAACCCAGAAACTGGCCAGCCTGAGTTTGTTTGGTGGGTTCCATTGGTGGCCGCTGCTGCAACCGTTTATGCGGTCAGTGAATCCAGGAAATCTGCCTCTGAAGCGCGTGACCAGGCCAAGCGAGCGCAGGCAGAGTCTATGGAGCAAGCACGTTTGGCGCGTGAAAATGCGGCTGCTGAAGCTCAAAAGTCACGCGATGCTGCAATCGAAGCCGCACGCCTATCCCGCGAGCAATCTGCTACCGAATCACAAAAGAACCGTGATGTGCAATCCGCAGGATTAGAGCAACAAAAGATTGATGCCGCCAACAGATTGAAGCAAACACAGTTAACTGCTGATGAGCAAAAAAAGCTCATGGAGAATCTGACCACACAGCAAACCCAAGCTGCAGAAGTGGCCAAGGTTCAACTTGCAGAACAGCAAAAGCAGTATCAAGAGCAAAAGACCTCAATGGAAAAAGCAGCAGCCACCCAGGCTGCAGAACTAGAGGCCGAGCGCCGAAAGATCGCACAGCGTGAGTCATCTCAGATGACCGCTCGCCGCCGCAGTGGTCGCAGATCACTACTGTCAGACACCAGGTTGACACCAGAAACTGGATTGACCGATGCTGGCATGAGCGAACAAATGACTACAGCTCTGCGCGGGTACTGATTTTTAAAATGGGCTTTTTCCAAAATCCACTTCAAGCAACCGCAAATTTTATTGCGGCTCCAGCAACCGCTGTATCGCCTGCAACAGACCCAAGCACTGCTATAAGCCGAGAAACGACAAAGTTAGTTCAGCCAGTTGAAAAAACAATTAATCAAGAGTTTGCCCAGCTTGATAAAGATTTAGGGTTGTCAAGACTATTGAGCGGCCCTGAACGCGAAGATATAACTGCACAAGAATTAGCCCTTGACGCACAAACAAAAAAATATATTGACGATCAAAAAGCGCTGGCTGAAAAAGAGCGCTTGGATTATGAAACTCAGCAAAAAAATTATGCAGCTCAAGCTGAAGCACAGAAGGCGCTAGACCAAGCTGCCTTTTCAAAAGCACAAGCTGAGATTGAAGCAATAGCAAAACAAGAGCGCGATGTCATTACCAAGCAGGCTGCTGAATACGATGCACAGCAAAAGCGGTTGCAAGAAGAAGCTGCTGCCGAGGCGATTAGATTAAAAGCAGAACAGGCAGCACTTGAACAACAACGCATTGATGCCGAACAACAAGCGGCATTGGTCAAAGAAAAAGCACGCACCGAGCTTGAGGGTGTGCAAAGAGAAAGCGCAGAGCGTGAGTCTGGTCGCAAGCGTGCAGCCAGATCAGCAACCGCCAGACCTTTACTCATGGGCGCATCACCTACTGGCTCAACAAGTGAGCTTGGTGCTCGCGGCACCATGGGCACAAGCGGCACATTGGGATCAACACAAACTCTGGGAGTCGGATGAAATGCCAAATCATTATGGAATGAAAGACAAAGAGGTCTGGGACAAACCACGCCCCAAAGACCTGCCCAAGCCAAAGGAGCTTTCTTCAGCCGAAAAACGCATGTCCATGCGCCGAGCTGCTAAAGCTGGTCGGCCATACCCCAACTTGGTTGACAACATGGCTGCAGCCAGAGAGAAGAAGTGACTATGGAATACGACAAGAAAATACCAGGCGGCATGCGCTTGACCCCAGAGCAGATTTTCAAACGACAAACTGCAGCGCAAACCAAAAAGGACGAATTCCAGCAGCTCTACCAAGATGCCTATGAGTTTGCCCTGCCCCAGCGCCAACTCTATGGTGTGTGGGAGGGTGGTGCCGTTGGCTCCAAGAAGATGCAGCGCGTCTTTGACTCAACGGCCATCAACTCTACCCAGCGTTTTGCCAACAAGCTTCAGTCTGTGGTCTTCCCGCCCCAGCGCAAATGGTGCCGCCTGGATCCAGGCGTTGACATTCCCATGGAGCGCAGAAGCCAGGCACAGCAGATCCTCGACCTGTACAACGAGAAGATGTTTGCCGTGCTCAGACAGTCCAACCTGGACATCGCCATGGGCGAGTTCTTGCTCGACCTGGCTGTGGGCACCGCCTGCATGATGGTGCAGCCTGGAGATGATGTCTCTCCGCTCAACTTCATCCCCGTGCCGCTGTTCCTGGTGAGCTACGAGGAAGGTGCGAATGGCCAGGTGGACAACGTGTACCGGCGCATGCGCATGAAGGGCGAGAGCATCCAGCGCCAATGGTCAGATGCTGTGATCCCAGACGATATGAAGCGGCGCATTGAGAATAAGCCAACCGATGACATTGAACTGCTGGAAGCCACGATCTATGACTACAAGCGTGGCGACTATTGCTACCACGTTATTGATCGAACCTCCAAGCAAGAGCTGGTCTACCGGCGCAAGACGTATTCGCCTTGGGTGATCTCGCGCTACATGAAGGTGGCCGGTGAAATATATGGCCGTGGCCCCTTGATGACCGCCCTGCCCGACATCAAGACGCTGAATAAGACCATTGAGCTGCTGCTCAAGAACGCCAGCCTGGCGGTGTCTGGTGTATATACAGCGGCTGATGACGGTGTGCTCAATCCCAACACGGTCAAGATCGTGCCTGGTGCCATCATCCCGGTGGCCAGGAACGGTGGCCCCCAAGGCCCGGCTTTGCAAGCTCTGCCCCG